GCGGGCTGTTAATTCTTTTAATAATAATTCAAAAGGGGCTGGACCTGTACGCGCTCTAGGAAGAGACAACCAAAAAATACCATATCTTAAAAATCTAACCCTCCAAGATTTTTCATCTTTCATATCCTCAGGTTGGACCGTGATCCGTTGGCCTTTATAAGTGAAGCTGAAATAAATAGTTTTAGTATCGCGAGTATAGGATATGTGTTCAAATTCATCTACCATTTCTGGTACTTGCGGGCCAATGCCCAGCTTCCTTGTTTTGCATAATTCTTTATTACAAATAGGAGTTAATTCATTATGCCTAGGGGGACATTTAAAATGATAGCCATGACTTTTAACTGATTTAGCAATAGCCTTAGCCTCGGTGACTTTCATAGGTTTAATGAAACACTGACGATTACGTTCGACGGCTATATCAGCCAAAGCCTCGAGACTTAAATTACCTTCTGTTTTTTTGTTTTCTAAAACTAGAACATTAAAGAGAAAGTTATTTCTATTTTTGCCCGACCAAGGTTCTTGTATAAGCTTTTGTACACATGGAGGATAGTGCTGCCATTCAGTCTCTGGTTCATACACATTGGTTTTTAAGTCATATAATTCTTTTAGGCTTAATCTTTTTGACTCAGCTAACGTTAGAAAGGCTCCTATCATCAATGGATTTGACTGATCGTCAAAAGCAAACTCTATTGTTGCATTCATGTTGTAGTATGGCATTGATACTGCTTTATTCATTGGGAAAACTTCATTAGCCATAAAAAACGTATTGTTCCACTCATCTAGTTTTTTACGTAATTCTTCAACTGGGGCCCATTCTTTTAGAAAGAGAAATAGGTGTAAACCACCGGATTTAGATTTAACTGGAATGAGGGGAAGTTTGTACTCTCTTATAATATCAACGTATTTTTTTTGTGAATAGTCTCTGTAGGTAGTGGGATCAACATCAATACATCCCCACTTAGCTTTATCATTATTTTCGGGACGGATACCTATTCTAGTTTTTCCGTCGATATGGTTCTGCCAAATTTTGTCTGTGGTAGGAGCGTGAATCGTGAGGTATTTAGCCTCACGCTTTCCCCGTTCATCGACCTCGCCGGTAAGCGAGGTCGTGATGAACTTATCAGGATCGCCTTCAAAAAGATCTGATAACCTTTTAAGCATAAACTAAAAGGGTACAGTTGCTTTCTTAAGCTCCTGATTTATTTCTTGCCCGAAGTCCACTTTACCAAAAATATCACTTTTCATAGAGCTTTGATAAAAGGCTCTAGTAATCTCAAGAGTTTTTGGAAATTGAGCGACTTCTAGGAATTTATCAAATTCCACAACCCAACCATACCAAGAATTCTGCGAATTAGATTCCTTAGTTGTGGTCAAGCGATAAGTCGTTGCCCAAGTTGGTGGTCTGAAGTAACCTTTTTTACCTGGCCTTCGTCTTGTTTGCATCATCGAATTCCAAGTTTTAGATTTCTTCTTCTGTGTAGACTTCATAGCAATTAATGCTTGTTCTTGAGGTAAATAGTTTTTATCCAAGATAAAAACAAAATGATTACCTGTATCTTCCACATAATTACCATTAGGAAGTCTATCCTTATTATCATCACCTCTTTTAGTTTCAGACATAATGGAAGGATCCGTATGAATCTTAATCGGTCTTCCCGGGCTATCTCCCCTGTCTTTCCACTCATTAAAAGTGTTGATGTATAAACAAGGAGCTACAATGATACCTTCTTTACCTTTCCAAAGGGATCCAGTCACGTCATTGTAGATGTCTGCTTTTTTTGCTTTTTCTAGATACTTCCCACCGCTTTCATCTAATAGCGGTGAATTGGCATGTAGAATTTTAAGTATTGGAAGTTTAAGATCACGAGCTGTTACATTCTCTTGACCTTGGCCAGCGGACTCTTCCAAGTTAATGGATGCTGGCAGATTTGCTTCTTTTTTTTGAATCTCTTTAGCCTGAGATTTTTGTTGCGCGTTTTGCATGTTTACTCCTTCGTGGTTATTTTCGTTTTGCTTGCAACGTAAACACCGAATAAATCAGCTGGAACGTTTTTACCACCTTGAATTTGTTCTTTAACAAACGCTTTCAAAGTCATCGGTTCCACCTTTTCGGCTTGTTTAACATTATGACCCTTCTCTCTTAACTCTGCAACCAAGGACTTTGCTTCGTTATCTTGTTTGCGTTGAAAAGTTACCATAACATTATTCTTAATAAGATCCCCATGACCATTAATGCGTAGCCATTCAAATGCCTCTTCGATTTTTGAAGAAGGGATCCTTGCTGCGTAGAAAGGTTTAATTTCTACACTGGAGCCATCTTTAAGTTTAATTAAAGAGACGCCGGCTTTTTGCATTAAGTTTGGAATAGTTTGCTCAGAAAGAGTGGTTTCAGTTGCTTTCAACGTTTTTAGTTGTTCGTCAATCGCTGCCATTTTTTTCTGAGTTTCCAATAACTTATTGCAAGATTGTGCAATGTCCAGGGACATTGCAGTGTCGACCGTTATGGCCGATTCTGCTTCTAAGTCCATAAGAACCTCCACCGATCTTATAAATTAATCTTTTGACGATTACAACAAAAAAGTTTAAAAAGATGTAGATGTATGAATATAAGACGAAGCCTTATGAGCATCAGCGCACTGCTCTTAATAAGGGAGGGCTTCTTCACAATTTTGCTTATTTTATGGAAATGGGTACCGGTAAAACCAAGGTAGCTATTGATAATGCAACCTATTTATATCAACAAAAAGAAATTAAAGAAGTCATTGTTATTGCGCCTAATTCCGTTTATCGTAATTGGTTATCCGAGATTACGACGCATTCTCCTATAAAACCTTATACCTGGGTGTGGAAAGTAGATAAACAAAAAGATTTGGATCGAGCTTCAAAAAATAATGATTTAATCTATCTTTTATTTAATGTTGAGGCCATGTCGCATCGGTCCGGTTGGAAATGGTTAGAATTTAGATTAAAGTTAAATGGCTCTAAAACCCTTTTGATTCTTGACGAATCGACCACAATAAAAAACCCAGGAGCAATAAGAACAAAACACCTTTGCCGATTAGGGCGATTAGCCAAATACCGCCGCATATTAACAGGATCACCAGTAACAAAATCTCCATTAGATCTTTTTACACAATGTGGCTTCTTAAGTAAAGACCTTTTAGGTTTTGAGTCTTATTACACCTTCAGGGCTAGATATGCGGTAATGCAGCAAATCCAAATGGGCGGACGTCAAATTTTACTACCTAAATACTATATTAATCTAGATGAGCTCGAAAGTAAGTTGAAAACATTTTCTTTTAGAGTCACGAAAGAAGAATGCCTGGATCTTCCCCCTAAAGTGTATGTGCAAAGACAAGTCAATTTAAATATTGAGCAGCAGGGTGTTTATGATGATTTAAGAAAAAAAGCTCGAGCGGTTATTGAAGATGATACGGTGAGTTTTGCTAATAAGCTTACTGAAATTTTAAGACTTCACCAAGTCTGCAATGGATTCTTAAAAACTGATTCGGGTCAGTATTATGGCTTTAAGCATAATCCTAAATTAGCTGAACTTCTAAGAATCTTGGATGAAGTAAGTGGAAAGAGTATTATATGGGTTACTTATGTTTATAACATAGAAGAAATTAAATCTAGATTGAAGGCTGTCTATGGAAAAGATTCAGTGGTTTCGATATACGGAAAAGACAGTGTTGAAAATCGTGAACAAGCTGTTGATGCTTTTCAGTCTGATGACCGATGTCGTTTCCTTGTTGGTAATCCTTCTGTTGGCGGTTACGGTCTTACCCTTACTGCTGCTAGGAATGTTATATATTTTAGTAATAGTTACAATCTTGAAGTCCGCAAGCAAAGCGAAGATCGTGCTCATCGAATTGGTCAAAAGCATAAAGTCACATACATAGATATTCAAGTTCCCAATTCTATTGATACAATGATTATTTCTTCTTTAAAAAGAAAAACACAATTAAGTGCTGCCACTTTAGGTGAAGAAGCTAAGAAGTGGTTGTAGTATGGGATATAATGGGATCGAGAGTTTTGGACCTCGAAAAATCTCTAGGCCTCTTTTTTTAGTTTCTCGAATCGCTCGACGCGCTCGAACCACTTGTTTTCGTACTCATCTAGCTTTTGCATATCCATTTTGAATTCCTGGTACTGACCATCTTTCGTACAAATACAAATTAACCCTTGATCAATGGGACCATGTTGCTCCTGGTGGGCTAAAGAATATGCTGCAATTTGGTAATAGTAGTCATCTACCCATTCTTCTCTTTTAGGTTTATTAGATTGTTTAAAGTCAATGATGGTTGGTTTGTTATCATACTCTCCAACGACATCGGTTGAGCCGGCCCATCGATCTTTGTAGGCCAGGTTAACTTCGTTACCATAAATGATTTTGAGAGGTTCAAGATTAAGAATAATTTCATGAGCCATCATTCGAGATTGTGCTCCTTCATCTGATAAATTTAAATACCCTTTACCTCCTAGGTATTGTTCCAAGACGTAGTGCATTTCTGTGCCACGCTTAGCTGCTGCTTGAGTAATAGCTTGGGCTTCTTGATAACCTATGCGTTCGCGCCAGCGATCTAAACCTTTACGTTTATCTTCGGATTGTGTGGCAGCAAGAATGGTAGTGACGCTCGGAACTTTCTTGTCTTTGACAGCGTAGGTTCGTGGACCGTGTTCGTCGTCTCGTTTGTAGTTAGCGTATTGATATTTATTTATGCGTTTAAAATCAGTGACTGTAAAGCGAGTCTTTTCTTTGAGTAGTTGCACCCTACTCTTTTATCAAAAATGATTTTTAAGTAAAGCTAAAACCACCATGAAAAGACCTACAATAATGAAAGCTGCAGATGAAATAACAACTTTTTCCAAACGTGCGATTTGTTTTTTAATACTTGCCATCTGATTTTGAGTTTGTTTCTGCATAATTCGACACAGTTTTTCGTGATCCGTGATTCTTTGAGCTAGAAGCTTGCTATTGTTCTTAGGCATTAGGTTTTATACGGAAGTCGTTCTCCCGCTGCCCTTTTCTCTGCGATCGCTGCTCCCAAGCTATCTCCTGGAAACATGGCTTTATACATATTAGCTGTCTGTGGGGATGGGGTAATACCTTGAGCCATATTCATTCCCGCTGTCGCTCCTGGCGGAACAGCCATATCTCTTTGTGGATTTTCTAAAAATTGTGAAGCCTGTGGAGTAATTGCTTGCGCCATTTGTGGATTGCTTTCTGCTTCATGCAATAAGTCGGTTCTTTCATTAGCAATTCTCATGCCGTTATTAAATCCTTCTACTTCTACATATTGACTTTCATTTAAATTTTTTAATTTTCTTAAGTCAGGATCAAATCTCATCTTAACTTCATCCGGCACAGTATTATAAAGTCCGTCTGCCGTAGGAACAGTTTGAACTGTTTCTTGATCTTGTAGGTATTTAATAATTTTTTCTTCAGAAATATTTCCTGGTTTTACAATAGGACGATCGGGATCATCTGCAAAAGCATAATTAAAGATGTCAGCAAAAACCGCTTGCCTTGTCGGCGATAAAGCCTGAATACTATTAATATTTAATCTTTCTCCAACGGTATAAAGATCCAACCATTTTTTAGCTAGAGCCGGGCTATTAAAGAAGTGAGCTCCACCTCGAATCATAATAGCGCCCATCGCTGCGCTTAAAAGTCCCGGGCCTCCAAACATCAGTCCAAGGCCGACAGTTCCTCCTAGTCCTAACCCTAGAATTACTCTTCTTAAAATGAAGGTACTGGAATCTCCAATGGGTGCGTTAGCATTTCGTTCTAAAGCTTCAATGATTGTTTCAAGATTATCTACATGCTTGCTGGCTGTTTCTTTAGCCATTCCTTTTCCCAGTGTGAAACCTTTAATTAATTGAGCTCGACCTGTATCAGTGCCCAGACCTAAAGCACTTTTGAAATTACCAAATTGAAAACCTTCGTAGCTTCCCAATCTTAATTTCATTTGATCCAGTTCTCGAACCGCAGCTACTCTTTCAATCTCCGGTATAATTTTACCCGCTTTAGTTCCTTTAGTTGCTATTTCAGTAAGCTTTACAACGTCTTGATCCGTTACCGCTTTAACAGGCTGCATTGTTTTTCTAGCGATCGCAGTTTCTTTTTGCATAAGGATTCGTTGTTCAAGAGGAAGGCCTTCTTCAATGGATTTACGAAGAAGATCAACATCGATAGCTGCTTTTTCAAATCTTACTTTGTCAATGAATTTTCCTGAGCCTCGTCCAGATTTGTAATAATTATCAATTAATTTTTCAGTCGTGTCTCGAAAGGCGGGGCTCTCTTTATTTAATATATTAATAGTTGTCGCCAAGTCAGCGCCTTCAGTTGTAAAAGGAGCTATCATTTCTTTAACACCCTGCGTTTGTCTCACTACGGCATTCTGATTAAAGGCATCAAAAAATTTACGATACATTAACAGGTTCATCGTGTAAGCTGCTCTTTTTTTATCCGCTGCACTGAAATAAGTATCTCCACCTAGTAATTTATAAAGTTGTTCTACTCCGTCGGAGTTTCCATGCTTAGGATCGAAGGCTGCTTTAAAAAGTTGATTCATAGCTCTGACATTGGTGATATTATTTTTACCTCCAATATTTAACATCTGCTTGGCTGTTAAAGCATTAGTGTCCATCTGTCTTACAATTTTTGATAGTGCATTGTTGGCATAAAAGTTAACGGATTGACCAAAGATTTGATTAGCATCCTCAAAATCTAAGTTAGATCTTCGGACTTGATCTTGAAACTTTTTTAAAAATTCATCAGCTTTTTCAGGTCCCAGTTCGTTTTTAATTCCCGTATGCCATTGAGCTAGTTTAGCATTCTTAGCCAACAACGATGTGTTGCCAGGCATTTTAACCACTTGATTTAAATCCTTTTCCATAGCTTCTAGAATCATGTTAGCTTTCATAGATACATCTTGCCCACTTTTCATAGCAGTATTCACATAGTTAGCGTTCCATTCCCTACGCATCTGATGGAACTGAGCCGGGGTTACATAGTCACCTCCGTTTGCTAAACGAAATTCTCTTAATCTGAATTGAATTTCTCTAATATAATTGTTCATTGGATCCAAATCCGTTGACTTAAGACCCATTTTTCCCATTCTAATTTGGGCGCCAGGAGTCGTTGCTTTATCCAACACCCCTATCATATCATTGGTTACTTTCTTTAAATTTTCTGTATGGATAAATGGAATATCCATGCCTCCTTTAATTCCCATGTTGGTAATAATCTCTTCTCTTCCCGTAGCTAGCGCTTTTGTTCCTACAGGTTTACCTATAATTTGTCCGTGTTTAGCAGCGATTTGGCTGACGTAGTCTTCAAAAACATTAGCGATGGCATTCATTTTATCTTCTTGGCTTTTGTACATAGCCCCATAGATCGCTCCCGATTGTTCATACGTTTTTCCTATGGTGGTGTTTAAAGCATTTGCTAATACTTCTACGTGAAGAAGAGGAACATTAGTGGCTTGTCTTAAGTTACTTTGTCCTGCAAGGATAGCTGCTCCAAAAAATCTAGCTTGTTGAGCTTTAGGTACGCCAGCTCCTAAGGGTAAAACCCCTATAAGTTTATTCATAGCTTTTATAAGGCCCGAACCTCCGCCGGTTCCTTCAGCTAACTGTGTAATATTTAATGGTATTCCTTGATCAACAATCAATTCATTTATTTTTCGTTGATGCAAAGGATCTAGTTTGAGAAGATTTTTGGCTCCATGAAAGAGTCCTCTAAAGGTTCCAAACAAACCGAAAGCTCCGGCATTCCATAACAAAGCGGTACGTGCATTATCAATCGCGTGATACGTGGTTCGTCCGACCGGACTCATTTGTGCATATTTATTTTGATCAATGCCTGAAAGATCTTCCCCCGCTGCTGCTGCAAACTTGGCTGGAAAATTAACCGCATCATACGCTACTGATCCTGTACCAGCTCCAAGAGCTCCATACATTTGAGATTTTAATTCTGTCCTTAAGGCTTGGGAAGCGGTAAGCTTTCCTCCTCTACCGATGAGAGACATAAAACCATCTAAAGCTCTGCCTAGGCTTTTAAAATTTCGTAGGATAGGAACTTTGGATAAAAGGTTTGACACTCCTTTGAAAGCATTCTTGGCATTGGCGTGGGTAATTTTAGGTGCATAAGAAACAGGTTTACCTTGTAAAGCCATTGTTCTTGCTTCTAAAGATAATTTTTTACTATCCATGATGTAAGGAGCAAAAGAGCCAATGATGTCTCCCGCTGCTACCATCGTTCCTCGCTTAACTCCCAGACTAAACATAGATGTTGGAGTTAAAGGGGCCAGCTTTGCTCTTACTGTTTTAGCCACTTCTGTTCTAGCCAAATGTCTTTCGGCAAACATTTCTGAAACGCCTTTCTTATAACCCTTCAGCTGTCCAGATTTTAAAGCGTTATCTAAAGCTACCTTTTGTTTTGAATTTAGATCCTTAGGATTGATGAGTTTTTCATCCAACCTTTTTTGAATATCTTTTAATTTTTCTGGTGAAATAGGCATCTTTATATAGTCCCTAAAATATCTCCTTGATCTTCTTGTTCAACTTGTTGTTTAAGTTCTAGGTTGTCTCTTTTTTTTAGCCAATCCTGTACTGGTTTTAAACTTTTATATGTTTCTATAACATACTTTTGAGTTCCTCCATTAGCTACATACGCAGCGGCTCTCTTTTTAAATTTATTGGTAAGTTCTGCTTGCAGACGTTCATAGTTTGCTCTCATTTGTTTTTCGTTACCAAACCATTTAAAAATTTGAGTTCTTTCGGCAGCATTTTTAATATCAAACACGGTAATACGATCGGTTTCTTTATTGGCGTTGGCAATAATATATTTCATACGCTGTTCAATCAAACCTAATTGAGCCCGAGCAATTCTTTCTTTATCTCCACTGCCTAGAGCTCCACTTAATTCTTCTGCTAATTTATCATTTTCTTTATAAAATTGACCTAAAATTTGAGAGGCTTCATCGCCGTATTTTTTTGCTAAGTCTGCTGGAAGATCTTCTTTTCCAGGATTATAATTTTGAATTTGATTACTGATCTGTTCAAAGGTTTCGTAATTCCACTCTTCCATATTAGGACTAAAGGAAGAAGTTGCTCCCCGTCCAGCTTCAAGAACGTTGTCATAAAATTCTCTTAGTTTTGCTTTAGAACCCATGGTTCCTAGTGGAGCCATCTGAACAATTTTTGTAAATTCTATACCTGTTTTTAAATCTCCCATCGCTTTCATTGCAACCCCTTGTACCTTAGTATCGATTTCAACTCGGTTACCTCCTCCACCATATGGTTGAAATATATCACCTTGAGGGGATGGAATAACTTCGATCGTTCGACCGTCCTGATCGACACCTACCTGTCTTGCTACTACTGGGAACAATGAATCTCCTTCATTAATTTCCTGAACATAGACTCGTTCTTGAGCAATCTTTGTTCGGCCTTCCTTTAATAATTCTTTTTGATACTCAGCCCTTTGCTCCATTAAATCTTTAGCTAAGTTTTGATCAAATTCTTTTTGGGATTGAGCTAGTACCATAGCGGTATCAACCGTTGGCCCCATTGCTTGACCTATAATATCTGATAAACCAGATACTCCTTGTTTAGCGGACTTACCGGTTAGTAATCCTGAAGCCAATTTTAATAAGATTAAATTAGCTGTGTTGTCATTTCCCACAACTTGAGAGATAGAATTTTTAATTTGGGCAAATTCTTTCATGAATTCAGGATCTGTTTCTGTACTCAGAGCTCTAGCGACTTCGCTATTGGCTTTGTTCACTGCTTTATTCTGAGTTGCTGCGATATCATTACGTTCTTCATCGGACATTCCTTTAGTATCAGTAATGGCTGGGGTTACAGCTATCATTTGATCTTCAATAGTTGAAATTGGAGCGGTACTTTCAGAGGTTGCACCAGGATAACCTTTTTCTGCTACATCTTCTGCGGTTAATCGATCATCTTTTTTAGGCATTAGATCAAGTGGAATTCCTAATTCTTCAAACACTGCTTGTTTTTGTTTCTCAGTAAGCTCAAAATTAGTAACGGTTTTAACAACTGATTCTACAGTAGGGTTTTCTCCTAGCTTTTGTAAGCTTTCTTCTAACTTACCTAATTTTTCTTCGGGGATTCTTCTTTCTTTTTCTGCTTTAACACTTTCTTTAAAGCCGGTTTCAGCCAATCCTGCGGCACCAAATCCTAATGGTAATAGGAAAGGTGCTGGTGTTCTTCCAGCCCATTTAGTGCCAGCTCCAGCTAAGCTTGGGATTGCTTTGCCTGCTGCTAAAGTTCTTGCACCAAAAGCGGCACCACCATACAGACTGGCAACTCCCCCTAGTACACTTGCAGGTCTATCACTATATAAAGATTTTTTTCCCATTACTCCTCTTCGAGTTTCTTCAGCTCCCGCTCCGACTGCGGCGGCTTCTACACCTAAAATTCCTTTTTGAGTATAAGGACTTCTATAAATCATTTGTCCCAAACGTGGGACACCTGCTGCAGCTTTAGCTGTTTGTGCTCCTCGAAATGTTCTATAACCTTTTGCTAACGACGGAAGAAGTCTTCCCCCCATTGCTGCGAGACCTCCCCAAAAATATTTAGGAATGTTACCTGTTTCTATTTGCTTGGTGTGTAGTGCTGCCTGTCGGAATAATGGCCGGAGTAATGCTTTGTCCATATCATTATACCATCTTGATTTGTTGAGGACGATTTGCCATTTGGTAGGCAGCGTATGCTCCGATACCTGCTCCTGCAGCTTGCGCTAAAGGATTAGTTCCGGGAGCCGTGGTTGCTGTCATCGCACTCTGACCTGTTGGAAGGTTGGTCATCAAGCCTTTCATAAATTCTAGTCTTTGATAAGGTTCGTATTGTCTTTGTAAACCTGTCATTCGTTGCGCTTCTAACGCTTGTTGGCCCAGTTGTCTTTGAATGCCTCCGGCTTGCATAACGCTGGAGATATCAGCTTGGCCCATTGCTTGTTGTTGTTGGCCGAGTTGACCATACATTTGAGCTCCTGCCATTCCCATCTGTTGTTGTCTTTGAAAACCTCCTAGCGCAGTTTGAAAACCTTGAGCTCGGAGTTGTCCAATTTGATTAAGTCTTGCTCGATCTAGTTCTGCTGAAGCAACTCCTTGTCGTGCTCCACCAAACGCTCCGGACGCAACAGCTTGCGCGCCCAATTCAGTTTGTCTCATTTGAGCTTGACGATTAATTTCATCGGTGACATAGGATTCATAGGGATTAAAGTAAGGAGCGAGGCCCGCGGTTGTTGGAGCTTGCATCGCTGTGCCTAATTGGCCCAGTCCTGTAGTCACTGCTGCAGCACCGGTTCCTACACCAGTACCAGCTAATCCAAATCCTGTTTTTTCAAGAGCTGAGGGTGGGGCTACTTGATAACCGGGTAATTGGACGGGTGTTTGGGCGAGCTTTAAAGCTTCATCATAAAGCGAAAGTTTACGTGCTTCTACTTCTGGTGCTTCTCTGGCAATCGTTGTTTGGGTGCCGGTTGTGGCTCCGCCACCACCACCGCCGCTTCCGCCGCCGCCAAATATAAAACTCATCTTAACTCCTTCTGATATAAATAACGTTTAATTTTCCAACCGAATGGTTCTAGAAAATTTTTCCAACCTGGTCTTGCCAATACAGCTAACCGTTGACAGTTATGTTGTCTTCCTAAATTTTCAATCGTCTTAGCTGCTTCTTTTTGCCAATGTTCTCTTCCTTCTCCTTTAAGTAATATAACTTCTACCTGTCTAAAGTTAGGTAATTGTTGAATACGAGTAACAAAACAACCAAAGACTTTATATTTTTCTCCATCATCAGATCCAAACATCATAAACAATTGATATTCTCCTGTAGTTATTTTTGATTTTAATTCTTTTAAAGACATAGGATGACCATCATACTTTAAACTTTCTATAAGCATAAAGTGAACTAAAGACCAATAATGATTTAGATCTTTAGGCTCAATATAAAGAATATTAACTTCTTTTTTAATGTGTAGTTTTTTTGCTAGCATCGAGTAAATCAAAAATTCGTTTAAATTTAGCTTGTTGTTTATAGAAAAAATCAGCTCCTTTTTTACGCATGTCTTTTTCATCTTTAGGACTTGCGCCCTCGATGATACCCGCTCCTAAAATAGCAGCTCCACGAGAAACAAATTCTCCGTCTGCCAATTGAGCTAGAATGGTATCTTTATTTTTATCACCAACTCCACTGCCGTCTTCAATATAACCATCGGCTTTAATGTAATTATTATAATCTTTTTCGTTATGAGTTATTTTAGAAGGCATATAACTGACTCCGCCTTCAGCAAATTTTTGAACAGGTAAGGAAGCTAAGCCTCCTTTGTGATAGGTGTATATAGGTTCATCTGAAAACAAAGACCGGGAGCCATAAGTTGCTCTCTTGCTTAAACCTGAAGTTAATTTACTTTGTTTTGCATAGGCTTCTTTATAAGGAGTCTCATCAAATTTTTCTGGTGTATCATCCTCTAGTAAAGCACCTCCTCCAACTGCTACTGCAGATCCAACTCCAAGTCTTCCTGCTGTATCAAGACTGTCCCACCAACTTTTAATACCTCCTCCAGCTTGTGTTGCTCCTCCAGTACCTACTGCTTTTGTTGCTGCAGTGGCTCCATGTAAAGGGCCTTGCCCCATCATAGTACCTTGAACTGGTCCTAATGCCATTTTAGCTGCTTGAGTGTTTCTTAATTGAGCTCCCATTGTAGCTCCTTGAAGTTGACCAGCTCCTTGACCAAAGCCTTGTAGGTTCATTCCTTGGCCCATTGATGTCATGCTTCCTAGTTGACCTATACCCCCCATTAAAAGGGCATCTCGGAACGAACGTCCGGTTGATTTTCCACGAAGTTTTTGTACGCCAAAAGTGGCGAGTGCTAATGTAAATGGATCCATAATAAATACTTAAGTAATTATCATTTTACCGCTATTGAAGCGTCTTATCAATATGATGCTAAACGATAGGTTTTTTACTGAGAGCCGTCTTAGCGTCTCGAAAGTCTTTTTCCATGCTAAAAGCAGGAGTTGAGGAAGGAACGGCTTTAAATTCTTGCATAAGACTCCCACGATACATCTTTTCTCCTACGTGAGATATTTCTTCGTCAGCTAAACACCATAGTTTACCACCCATTTTAGTCCACAGTTTACAGAAGTAGAAATCTTCTCCTAATGATGTTTTTTCTTTAGGATCCCAGTAAGTATCAAAAAAATTGTAGTAATGAGGGCGGTCTACCATCTTACCATTAATTAAAGTTTTTTGTTTAATGGTTAATTCAGGATATTGTTTAATAAGTTTATCGAAAGCTGATCTTTTAATCATCATACAGCCAGCAGGTCCTTTTTTGATTTCGCAAAAGCCTTTCTCAACATTAATGTTGTCGATATCGGGCAACTCTACTGGAAAAACATAACCTTTGGTATCAGGATGATCGGAAGGTCTTTTAATATTATCTTGATAAAATTTATCTGAGTTAACTGTCTTCATTGGATACGCCACCATGCTAATGTCATAAGGAGAACTAAATAAACGATAGATGGAGCGCACACTAAATGAAATATCCGAATCAATAAAGACCATAGCCTCAGCATTAGAACTTAAAAAAGAAGCCACACATAAATTGCGCCCTTGAGTCACTAAGCTACTTTTCATAAGTTGAAAAGTAATATTAATTTTATTCATGAGACATTCTTTTTGAAGATCTAAACACGATTTAACATAGTGTAAAGTCAACATGTCATAGCATGGTGTAGCCACAAATAATCCTTTATAGGGAGATTTACTTACTAGCTTTTCTTTTTTCTCGTTCTTCTCTTTCGGCGTGTCTGGCATTAAGTGCTCCTTTTAAAAATCGATCCCAAAATCCTGCGATACTTTTCCAATTATAGAAACGATAATAGTACTGTTGTTGAAATTGTAAATGGTCTTTCATGTTTTTTTGTTGAAAAAGCTTTTTGGCATCAACAAGAGAAGCGGCTATTTGATGGGCAAGATATTTTTTATTAGCACTATAGGGTATATAAATAGGGAATTCTGCACAGGTTTCAGGGATAGCTCCGAGGTCCGTGGTTATAAGCATACACCCCGCTGCTAAAGATTCCATAGCCGAGATACAGAAAGTCTCTTCAAAGGTCGAAGGATGAACATTAATATGATAATTTTTAAGTTGGGCCACTAAACTCGGGTGGGGACAGTAACCTTTATAAGTAACGTTCTTAAGTTTTTTAGCCTTATCGTATAGGCCTACAAACTTTTTATCATTTTGTTCTTTAAAAGAAGCTCCATAAATAATGGTACTTGAATATACATCTAGTTGAATGTCTTTTTCTTTTTCTATTAATTCCATAGCTTCTAAAAGAACATCTAATCCGCGCCAAGGAGTGGAAAAATAAATTAATTTTAAAGGGAGCTTAAAGGTAAAATCTGTTTTTAATGTTAATTCATCATAGTCAATTCCATTTTTAATAACTAAAGAACGCGTGTCTGGAATATTAAAAAAATATCTAAATTTTTCATAGGTCCAATGAGAATTAAAAACATACCAATCGTATTTACTATGATTCTTTTTTTCCTTGAACCAAGGAGCTACATTGGGTTGATCGTAGGAGTTTTTAATCCATAGAATATTAGGACGTAAAGGATGTAGAGGTTCTTTTTCAGGAACGGATGTTGTAATTTGAACTCGATCATAGACAGCCGGGTCTGAATATTTGCGGAGGTAATCTAATTGAATTTCTGTTCCACCATAAGGTTGCATTATTTAGTTTTACCAAACACACTTAGAGACGCAACTGTTATTTCAACATCTTGTCTAAAATCTTCCTTTGTAGTGTCAGTGGTAGGGTCCTTAACATCTTTATCAAAGTCAACTTGGGATTCATAAATTTTGCCCGTACGTTTATTCTTGATTATGTCTTTGGTTTTGCCTGTAATAACAGGAACTTCTTCTCCGTCCACTATTTGTACTGGAAATCTTTTACCATTAAAAAGTTTATATTTCATCCTTGTCCTCTCGATTTTTTGCGCCTAGGTATTCTTTTACCATAATGTTTTGCGTGACGCCCGGGTCTTTTTCGTGGAGTGCGTTTAACGTGTTTGTATCCATATTGAAGTTTTGCCTTTCTTTTACCCATTCTCGTTAGAGCGATCTATTTGAGCATAAGATATTACTCCCGTAGCCACATTAGAGGTTGCTGCACACCCTATTTTTAAAGCATCGCTTTCTTCTAAGATTAATACTCCTGTTGCTATATTAGTCGTACTTCCAGCTGCTAGGGATTCGGTACTAATTTGATAAGTAGTCGTGTCTGAGCTATCATAAAATTTAGATTGTACAACAATAGCTCCCGTCGAAGTATTCGCGCATTGAATATTTTTAATGATAGCTCTGGACCCCGTGTCCATAGTTAAACAGGTAGTTAAATTTGTTGTAGTTAAATAAAAACCTGCATTTTTATATTGTATACTCATGTAATAAACCAATTAAAAGTTTCTAGTTCTTGCTTTAAATCGTTTTGGTAACTTGTATTCAGTTGATTCTTAAGAGTGTTTATTGATTCTCCAATTTGTTGTTGGTTGGAAGAATCATAATCAGTTGAGGGCTGAGGAATTTGTACAGTAATTTTAGCCATTATCTTCTTCCATCTGGTCGAGAATCAAATCTGAATAAACCAAATCTCCAGTTTTGATCTATATTAGTTGTTTCAATTTTAAGAGCAGCTGAACGACTTCGTGCTCGTGTATTAACTTGTGTGGTAGCCGAGCTTACATTGAAAGGTCCTAAAGGAGAACTGGCTGCTGTTACACTTGGAAAGTTTCTAAGATCAATAGTAATATTACAAGTGCCATTAAGAATTTTAAAGTCTGGAATAAATCGACTTACACTCATAAAATATTCTCCGTCTCCGTCAATATCTAAATCAAAATCTCCTGAGGACAAAGAAGAAGAAACAGCCGTTGTAACATTGCCCGTGCTAAATTTAGTAATAGCATTAACTCCTGTTTCTTGTTCGTACATAGTTGTAGCTCCCGCTGTAACTCCATTAATAATTGGAAAATTAGAAAGAGCAGTTGTGCTTAATTCTGTTGCAAAAGGTAAACTATAGATATTAGAATCTGCCCAAGTGGTTCGAGCTAACGTACCCGTGGTCCATAAATTATCGTCGTAATTATAGGTTACTATTCGATCTACTTGTGATGAACCGGATTTGGGATAGAACCAAGAGACTTCAGTAAAGAGACTATTGTGACCTGCAAATACTAAATTGCCTCCTGAATCTTCATTGATACCTAGATTATTTCCCGCTGTAGTAAAAACAAAATCTTCAACTAAACAAGGAAGAGACTTAACAGTTCCGTCAAACATAAAAAAGCCTCCAGAGTTACTCATCCAGAATACTTTACCATTTGCAAAAGCTGCTGCGTGTGGACCCATTGAGCCGCAGCCTGATCCAATTTGTCTGATACTAAAGGTAAAAGGAGGACCTACGTATTGCATAATATAAGCTGCTTTATCCGTTAAAATAAGTGTGTAATCTTTACCTTGTATAGCTCCAATAATTTGAGTGCCTTGATCGAGTTGCATGGTACCTGCTGTATTAGTAGAAGTTGGAACATAATCCGTAAAATCTTCTTGATTCGAAAATCGAATATACATTTTATCTTGAGTGCCAACATTACCAATAGTTGTTTCTGTACCTAAATGAATAAGGTGACGATCACGATCGGATACAATCGTCATGACCGAGGCTGTAGGATTAGTAGCAATGACCGTGGCTCGTGTGTCGAGAGGGTTGGCTGCTGAAGGATCCCATTGATAAGTTTTATTATTATGAACAGTCGCTACTAATTTTTCTCCAAAATTATCTAGAGACCAGTTCCCTGGATCAATAGTTACTCCTGAAGCTGCACGCGCAGTTCCCCATGTACTGGCATTCCATGTTGAAGTTCCAAAGCCATAACCTACCGTTTGTGTTATTGGTCCTACGACTACATAAGGTTTTGTATCTACATTTCCTGCTGCCGTCATTCCGCTTCCAGTTTCTACGGTAGCCATAACTACATTAAAACTATTTGTTGAATCAGCTTGAACTTCAAAAACATTAGTAGTGAAGTCAGAGGCTGTAAAATTAGTATCAGCGGTTACAGTAATATTAGCAAATTTTAATAAATCTCCAGTGTCTAAGCCATGAGCTCCTTTATCAATGGTGACGGTACTAGAGCTTGTCGTAGTGGTAATAGTGCATGTGGCGACTGTATTGGCAAATGGAGTAATGTCATAAAAAGCTCCTCCGTAATAAAGAGCCAATATCTTATTGGTTCCTAGAGCCGAATATCTATTTCCATCTAAATCCGCCCATGTATGCTGAGCTCTAGTAGCCCCTACTAATCGTTTATTAACAGTCTGCGCCCATCCTCCTATTTTTTCAGGAGAGCCATAACGAAAACGTACATTATCCCCATCAATCCACCGGCCTTCGGCCTGTGTAGGAGTATCTTGTTTATTAAAACCGGGCTGTAATGCGATTTTTCTTAATGCCATAATGATTAAAGTATATCATAGCATTTTACACTATTACTGGTAGTGAGTGAAGATAGACGGGTCAACTTGAGTTTGGATCAAAATTATACACAAAAACAATTCTTTTTTTGTTGTTATGTATCTTGTCTTTCCCAACCTTATGTTCAACATAACTACGCCAGACCAACAAGGTTCCGGATCGAGGAGGAAAAGAGCATGTCCTAAATGTATAAGAATTATAAATATCAGCATCCATGGACGTATGGGGCTGAGTACCTAGAGGATTCTTCATATCATTATGCATAGGGTTTCTAAAGACGAGCGGGGAGTCTTCTTGATATCCTTCCAGAAAAAAGACAGTTGAAATAGTATACCCCAGATGCGTATGAAATTCTTGAGAGACTCCTACTTCGTAGTTCCATACCCAAGATTCCTTGGGCTCATATTTAAAAGCAAAGCGATGGTTCTCACTAAAGGTATTAACTTCTTGAGTGATCCAGTCGGTTAGTTTCTTAAATTGTGGCTTGCGATGAATAGGAACATTAATGAATCCATATCTGTCTACTGGGTAATTTTCTATAATTTTTTTATAGGGTGACTGAATCTCATTAATAAAAGGACAGCGAGATATCCCAATAACGGTTGGAAACCAGGTTTCAAATTTCATTTAATAATAAGTTCTTCCTGTTATTATTTTTCCAATGCCTTAAGTTAATGGATGTTTATACTTCAATTGACTCGCTGAGTCTGGATCAAAAGTTATTTTAATATTACCTGAAATAGATACCCTCTCTCCTTCACTTTGAAAAGGATTAACACTATGGTGTAAAGACGCCGGAAAAATAAAAAAGTCTCCTATTTTTGCTGAAGGATAATAATCTGTAGTTGCAAATTGACCGGCAAGATTTCCTAATATATGAAGTCGTCCATTCAATGGTTGATCGGGTCGTGCGAGTTCAGGCCCATAGTCTTCCGGAAGTTTAAGAATCATCACTGAAGAAAGTCCTGTAAAAATTTTGCCTTGATGAATATGCACAGGATTATAGTTTCCCGCTTTCATTTCATTGACCCAGATTGAATTAATATCCATGGTATACTGTTTAATCTGATTCCAGTCTAAATAATGTTTAAAAACAGAATAGAACCATTTTAAAATATCCTCGGATATATAATTATGTTGAT